AAATGGCGCATTTTGGTTGGTGATACAGAGGAACTTACAAATCCTGAAAAGGGTGTCTACGCGGGTGGTCTGAATGCCACAGGATATCCTTCTGTCTTTTACAATAGGTCTGTTACAACACAAACGAATCGCCCTAGTCTTTTTGGACAGGATATTCATGTTCCCCTTGGATTTTGGTTTTCTGAACATAGTTCAAAAGCACTTCCTCTTGTTGGTCTCCAATATCATGATTGTGAAATATCAATTACGTTAAATCCAATTGAACGTCTTTACACATATTTGGATATTTCAGGATATCGCGTGGCTCCTGGAAATCGTATGATTGCTCCCGTATCCAGTATTCGTATGAATCTTCCTGATTATGGTGCATATCAAGATTTGAGTGGTGAAATACGCAATTTCTTAACTGATTTTTCAGTATCACCTCCAATCAATAATCAATTGTTTATCAACCCTCGAATTCAGTCTACATATGTGTATTTGCCGGCTGAGGAGCAGAAAGTCTTTGCCACCAGCCCCTTATCCTATTTACTTACACAAGTGACACCTTACGCATTTCCTGGCCTTTACACTCGACAGATTCTTGACCTGGAGACACACAATCCAATCACTCGTCTGCTTTTTGTACCGAGACGTTCTGATTGGCTTCAACGAAATGATTTTGCGAATTTCACCAATTGGTGGAATTTCCCCTATCCTCCCTTCTCACCTACTCCTGGACTCTCGCAAATGAATACAAGCGCCTTTTCATCGGGTGTACTCGTGCCAACAGGACAGATGGACTGTATTCGCTCCTTACGTGTTCTTGCAAATGGCAATGAAATTCAAGAACAGAAAGCGGTTGATTATTTTACGAAAATAACTCCTTGGAAGATGACATCAGGAAATCCCAAAACTCTTCTTCCTATTTATTCCTTTGCGCTTCACAGCCCTGGTGTACAACCTTCTGGTTCTATCAATGCGAGTCGCATTACGAATTTCCAAGTGGAGGTGGATGTCTATCCTCTTCCAACAGGAACTACATATACATATGATTTAGTAATCTATGTTGAAAATCTAAATTTCTTTGAAGTGGCCAGTGGTATGGGTGGATTGAAATATGCTTTATAAATTTATTCATTTTTATCTTCCCGTTTTACCTTTTTAGTTTTATCTCGTAAGCGAACCTCAGGATATCCGCTCTTCTTTGTAAGATTTAAGGTGGCATAATCAGGGAAGTGTTTCACCATCCATTTGGCACCATCCATAACACTTTTCTTTGTTCTGAATTCTTGATTACCACCCTTTTCAGTGTAGTATGCAGTTTTAGGTGCATAATGGCGCAAACGAATAACTGCACCATCAACCTGATAGAAACGACAACTACGTTCATAATCTTCTTTGTCCATTTCAAGTTCTAATTTCACTCCTTTGGGACCTTTGGTGCCAGGATTGAACATTCCGTTGAAACATCCAATTATAAATCGCAAGTCGGAATCTACCTTTTTTTGCATAAAGTATCCATTGGGTGTAGGATAAATTCCCCATAAACGACAGTTGTGTTTTTTACATTCACTAAACCCTTCATGAATAACCTTTTTTAGATTTGTTAGTTTCTTTTCATTTCGTTTGGTATTCGGGTCATATTCAATAAATGCCTGAATATCATCATCCATATGAATAACTGGTTTTCCAACTGGATAATAATCACTGATAAAATTTCGTTGAGGTCCAATCTTGGGAACACCTACAACAATTTTCCCATAGGTTCCCTTTTCCAATGTTTTCTTATATACTTCTTCTTCATCTTTATTGGCTACAAAAACATGAATTCTCTTCGGTTCAATTCCGTATTCTTCAAGAACCTTCAAACTTTTATCACGAAGGGTTTCTGCTCGTTTATACGAAGGAATTGCGACAACATAATCAAAGGTATCTTTTGCTTTTCTTGTTTTTGAAACCATCTACTTTTTCGCGAGAAATTTCTTACTTTGTTATCTAAGGAACAAATAGATATGGAAACTTCTGTAGAAAAGGATCAATTGGCTCAAGAATATAGAAATCGTGTAGCAAATAATTTGTCGAATTTATCAACAAGTATTTCAAAAGCATCTGATACTTATGATGTGGCTAGACAGATTCCCGGAGTTAGTCAAGATACTTTAAATGAATTTAATACTATCCTCGAAGATGCAAAAACTTTTTATAAAACTGCTGACACAGAAACTGCTGATGCAATCGCGGCGAAACGCGATAGTCTTGAGTTAAAGATGCAGCAATTTGTGGATAAAACAAAGGCAGATGTTATTGACAAAAAGAAAGAAGAAATTATAAAACAAGAGGAACAAAAAAAAGAGGAAATTGAAAATATAAAGTTTGACCCGTCAAGATTTACCAAAAATCTTTCTCAAACAACTCTTAATGTATTATTTTGGTTAGGTCTTATTGTACTTGCTCTCTGGGGTGGCTCCATAGCAAGCAATCATGCGATTCAAGAAACGGTTGGAATCCGTCTTTTCTATTTTATCTATGGTGGTATTCTCTTTCCTATTTCATTTATGTTTGCAATTTGGAGATGGTTTACTGGTGAATCAAAGAAAGGAAAGTATCACGCATTACTAGCACCTCTTATCCAACTTCCAACATATTGGTATTTCCACGTTTTCCTCTGGCCTTTCACGTACAAATCAGCGGTTCAACCTCAATCTGTAACGTTTGTTCCGAACCCTGTTCCTCTTCCAGAAGCCCAGGTGCCGATGTAAAAGGCTTAACACCCTTCCACTAAGTACTAATAGATGGCGACCCCTAAAGCAAAGATTCCTCCTAAAGATGCAAACTTTCCTTTTGTTTCAGTGATTACTCCAACATATAATCGCAGGAGATTTATTCAAAGTTTGATTAAGATGTATATGAATCAAACATATCCCAAGGACCGAATGGAATGGGTAATCTATGATGACGGTGATGATAAGGTGGAGGATGAATTTCTTAAGCATAAGATTCCTAATTTGCGGTATATTTACAGCCCTGAAAAGAAGACCATTGGCGCCAAACGAAATCTCCTGAATCAAGAATCAAAAGGAGAAATTATCGTGGCTATGGATGATGATGATTATTATTATCCTGACCGAGTTTCAGCCGTCGTGAAAGCATTTAAGAATCATCCTAAACATGAACTTGCAGGAACTTCTGAAATCTATATGTATTACAGTGATACGAAAGAAATCTATAGACTTGGTCCCTATAATCCCAACCATGCAACAAATGGAACAATGGCGTGGAAACGCTCCTATGCAAATACGCATGAATATGATGAGAATGTAACCCATGCGGAAGAAAAATCATTTCTTGAAAATTATGTACATCCAATGATTCAATTAGACCACATGAAAGTTATGTTGGTGATGAGTCATTCATCGAATACATTTGATAAGAAAAAAATGCGTGAAGATACAAACAATCCGTTTGTGAAAAAAACAGATATGAAACTCAAAACCTTTATAAAAGAGAAGGATTTAAGAGACTTTTTTGCTTCAGCCTAATCTGCCTAAACCAATATCCTCTTTGATAGACTAGAATTACACATGAGTACCATTGGAAGTTCTGAATTTCTAAAAATGGTTATGGTTCAAAATCAAGCCTATGAGAGAGAGATTTCCCAACCGTCTCTTGAAGAAAATTCTCAGCAATCTTTTATTAAATTACCACTTCGTACACATCAGAAAGCGGTTGTCGAAAATATGAAACTTTATGAAACAAATCTTACCAAAGGATGGGATATTTCGAATAACACTTTATATTCTTCTTATGCAATTTTAGGAGATGGAGTAGGTGTTGGAAAAAGTTTGATGGTTCTTTCGCATATTTCAAATCTTAAAACAAATAGACAGCAGATTTCTTCTATTCCAAATATTGCGATACCTCACTCAAAATATTTCTTTAGTATAAGAAAACCAGTTGTCCATGATATTTCAGAGGCTGCTCCAATCATTCTTGTTCCTCATTCTCTGTATAGACAATGGTCAACTTATATAAAAGAGCAAACTACATTCAGCCCACTTTGTCTTGCAACCAAGAAACATCTCGAGGATAAACTTCTAACCAAAATTTTTTCTGCAGATCTTATTTTAATTAGCAATACACTTCTTCCTTTTTTTAGAGCAAAAATACCTGACCATATTTATTTTCAACGAGTTTTTATTGATGAAGCGGATACCATAAGAATTTCAAAAGATGAGTATCTGAAAACAAAGTTTACATGGTTTATAACAGCAAGTTGGACAAATCTCCTTTTTTTCCAACATAATATGTTTTGCATGAGACAATTTCTTTCACAAGTTTTACCAACATTGTCGATTCATCAAGAATTGAAAGATCAATATTTAGCAAATTCTATGAATTCAACAAATATTTGGTTTCAACAATATTTTCCAGTTACTTCAGCGAATTATTTCCGTGAAATACTGGATACTCCTCATCCTTTGCGAGGACATCTTGTTTTGAAGTGCTCACGCGAGTTCTTGAGTAATTCTATTTCTTTGCCACCTTTGTATCGTATGAATATTTTGTGCACACCTAGTCTTACACAACATATTGTAAGTGAAGTGATAACTCCAGAAGTTCGCTCTCTTCTTCATGCGGGTGATATTCAATCTGCTCTTCAGCATCTAGGTGTACGTGAGGAACAACCACTCACTTTAATTCAAGCGGTGACTGAAAATAGAAATAAGGAATTGGATAGACTCAAAAAAACGTATGAATTTAAATCAAATCTTGAATATCACACACCTCAAGCCAAAGAGGCTGCTTTAGAGAATTTAAAATCAAAAATTTC